TCCAGAGCGACGGCGATCGCGTTCTCTTTCTCGAGCTTGGCCGTTGCGATCTTGAGGTCAAGGACGGCGATCTTTTGAACTGTCTCGCGAGTGCTGAGTTGTTTCTCGATCTCGTCACGCTCGTCCTGCAGCATGTCGATGCGGAGCTGGCCGACACGCTCGATATATTCCTGCTCGGTGATCGTGCCTTGCTGCAGTTGGCCGCGTAGGATCTCTTCGGCCATGTCGGCCTCGGTGCGGCGGATCTCCAGCCGTTCGTCCATCCCCGTTTTTTCAGCCTTGAGCCATTCGTTCAGGGCCTCCCGGGCAGACCTTAGAATTCCGCTGACCGCTTTCTGTTGTGCCTCGGTATTTTTGGCGACAAAAGATTCAAACCCATCTTTGCCGGACGCTTTGCCGAGCCGCTTCTGGTCGAGGTCCCGCAGATACGCGACCTGGTCCGGGCTGAACCCAAGGCCGAGAAAGCGGCTTTCTTTCATCAACGAGGTCTTGGCATTCTCGACATGGACGTGCGGGCCTGTCTGTTTGACGCCCGGAGCTGGTTTGCGTTCGTCAAAGACGCGGTAGCCTTTCTCGAGCGACTTGACCATCAGCATGAAAATCTCGTCGGATGATTTGCCGCGAATGCTCAGATCGGCCGCTCCGCCATAGGTGTGCGGCGAGCCTGCATTGATCGCTCGTCCGTAAGTGCGAACGACATTGAAACCGAGCTCGGAGAAAAACTTGCGAAACTCCGCATCGCTTTCGACCTTTGGCCGGATGGCTTTACCTGCTTTCGTGCCGCCCGGATCGCCGTCCGGGTTGTATCGGCCGACATACGCGGCCCCCATGCCCTCGGTCCCGCGTCCGGCACCTCGCGGCGTACTCACCATGTCGAGGAACGAAACAAGGCCCTTGCCGACAGCCAGTGCCACCTCGGAATTACCCAATGTCAAAAAACCGGCCGCAATGCGCAGATAGGTCGAATTGTTATCGATCCAATTCTTTACCGTGTTGAACCCGTGGATGAGGTTGCTGAACACAGTCGCAGTGCGGGCGGCAAACTCGGCGATCTCTGACTTATTGGACGTGAGCCAGTTGCTGATCCCCGACGCCATTGCCATAAACTCGGGCATCAGAGCGGTGCCGATCGTGCGGCCCACGCCCGCGAGCTGGGCGTTGAGGATGTCCATCTGATCGCCGAACTGGTCAGCCGCGATCGCGGCCTCGTCGTCGATGGTGACGCCGAGTTCCTCCATGTGTTTGATCAGTCCGTCGAGGTCACCGTCAAACGAACGGATGACCGGTATCAGATCGGCACCGCCCTTGCCGAAATTCTTTTGCGCGAGGGTCAACTGCTCAAAGCCCGGTTTGGCGTCGGCGATCTGTTTGAACACCTTGCCGAGTTCCGATTGCAGATCGCTGCTCGTGCCCTTGTAATCTTTCGCAAAACGGGCGATGCCCTTGGTGACGTTTTCGAGCGACGCCCCGCTGGTCTCGGCCGCGACCTTGAGCGACGAGATGGCCGTCGCACCGAGGCCTGTTTTCTGGGTTGCGTCGTAGATGGTCGAGCCAAACTCAGCGGCCGTCTTGGTGATATTGAACATCGCCAGGCCGAGCCCTGCGGCGGCCGTCGCAACGGCACCGACGCCGGCGGCCAGAGCACCGGCGATCGGAATTGCACCGCCAAAGGCAGCGGTCATCCCGCCGCCGAGTTTATTGACATCGGCAGCGACGGCCGCCAGTTCCTGCTTGGCCGTCCGCCCGTCGGCGTCGATGATGAATGTCAGTTTGTATTTGTCGTTAGCCATTGCTCATCGCCGCATGCGCCGCTCATGATCGAGATATTCGGCCTCCATCTCAACTAATGCCCGGTTGATCCAGTACTCGCTCATTTGAGCCTCGATCGTGTCCGGCATCTGCCCGAACCGTTTGGCCAGGGCAAGTATCACGTTGCCATCGGCCGGGCCTGCGAATTTGCTTTCGCGGACCTTGCCGCCTTTGTCGCCCAGCTCGTACCACTTGGCTACTTGCCGGGCTGATCTTTTGGGGCCAGATCGTCGATGATCGCCTTGTTGATCGCCTCGAGATTGTTTCGGGCGATCAGGTCGAGATTCTCTTTCGTGATGGCGATCGGCTTGCCCTTTTCGTCCAGAATGTCCGGCAGGCTTTCGAGCACGTCGGGCAGTGTGTCGCTGAGCCAGATGATGCGGCCCGGATCTTCGCGGGCGATCGTCTCGAGTTTGAGCCGCTGCTCTCTAAGTTCCGAGATCGGCAGCGAGTAGTACCGGACACGGATCTGTTCGATATGGTTGACGCCGTCGGCGTCGGTGTATTCATAATCGGCGGTCGTCTGCCGGACGAGTTTATTGTTGGTCTTGAGTTTGATCATTGTTCGTTCGTCTCCTGTGTTTTGTTGTTATAGAAAAAGCCCGCCGAGTATCTCGACGGGCCCTTTTGCGTGTACGCTTCCAGAGCAAGGCCGGGTTGTCAAATGCGATAATTACTCGACATAGCGGAAAAATTGACCGCCTGTCGCCGAGCTGCTCTTGGTCGTGTCCTTGAGGACCTGAAAGCCGATCTCATATTTCTGCGGTTCGTTGTTGTCCGAGATCAACTGCCACGAGGCGGCCGGGTCGATCTGGATGCGGTAAACGTCGAGCAGGCCCGGATCGTCCGAATCGGCGATGTTGATGACCTTGTGCCGCAGCCATTTTTCCTGAGTGCGGGCCGTAAATCCGGCGACCTGAGTGCCGGCGTCCTGCGTGCCCGACACCTTGAACGGCTGGGTGTAGCCCGAGACGTTCAGGAACTTGACGACGCCCGCATAGTTGTCGATCTCGTAGTCGGTGCCGTTGACCAGCGTCGCGGGCGAACCGGCCGAATCGACGATCGACGTGAACGTGCTGAGGTGCGTGCGGTCGCCGGGCAGGGCGACGATGTCATTGGCGACAATGCCGCTCGAAAATGCTACGGCCGAGACCGAACCGCCCGAGACGGTCGATTTGCTGCCGAAAAAGTAGAGCTTCAACAGGTCCATCGAGTGCTGCGAGCAGATCAGCTTGCCGGTGCCGCCGATCATCTTGACGACCGAGAACGCCTTGCTGGCCAGAGCGTCGCGCTTGGATACCCGCTCGACCTTTTCGGTAGTAATACTGATCTCGACCGAATCGACCTCGGGCAGCGATATCGCATCAGCTCCGCCGACCGCGATGGCACCGCCGGTGGTTCGTGCAAAAAGCCACGACTGGCCGTGGCCGTAAAAATGTCTGGCGGTCTCTGTAATGGTGGACATGATTATTTACTCTCCTTGTTTTTCGGTGCGGCCTTGACGGCCGATCTGGCATATTCCTCGGGTGTCGGCCGAGTGTCGGCAGGCGTCGGCAGCTCGTCGGTCGGCGTCATCCATCCTGCGTTCGCCGCGGCGGTCTCGTCCGGCACGCTGATGACATCCTTGGCCTCAAAGCGGCGGCCTTTCCAGTGACACGGTGCTGCGATCTTTACGTTTGGCATAAGTGCTACTCTTCGGCGTTAAACTTCTTTGTAATGAACTGCACCTCGATCTCGAGCATGCAGCCGTCGGTCTCGAACGTATCGGGCGAGCGGATAATGTCCTCGCTGACCTGCCGCGTCTGCATCGCGAGCTGGACGCCGCCGACCGTCCATTTGTCATCGACGCGGACCGCCTTTTGCAGATCCTTGAGCAGTGCCCGGGCGGCCGATGCGGTCGAACCGCGTTTGACCCAGCCGCGGATCGTGACCGTCATTACGTGAATGATGTCGTACGTCCGGCCGGTTGAGGTCGGATTGGCCGATGCCGCCTGGTCGTAAACGCCGACACACGGTATCTCGCCGCTCTCCTGGTCGATATTCGGCGGGCTGTCATACGACCTGTTAGTGATATTGGTCGCATATCCGCCGCTGCCGTTGATCAGTTTCATCCGATCGACGATCGCCGCGACGATCCGTTGTCGTTTCGAGTCCGCCATTAGGTTTTCAAAAACAGTACCGTGTCGCCGGTACCCATTCGGTGCAGCCGCTCGACAGTGTAGGTGTCACTTCCAACGGTGACACTCACCCCCCGTACGACCTGCGATGTCAACTCTGCCGATCGACACGTGAGTGACGGTTTGGTCGATTCGACCTCGATGCCGCCGAAGTTGACCGCGTCGGTCCCGTCGGTGAATATCGCGGTGATCGTCAGATCGGTCGGCGTCAGGTCAAAGGTGACCGACTGTCCGAACGCGTCATAGATCCCCGCAACATCCGCATCGCTCCCCACCATCTCATTTGTCCTTTTTCGCCTTCGGCTTCGCGGCCTTGGGCTTTTCAGGCGTTGGCTCTGCAGCCTCTACAAGTTCCGCTTTGCCTTGGGCGATGTAGCGGTCAGCCCATACCTCGGGCAATGCGACCACGGCTCCGGGCTGGATGATCACACCTGATGACGGATCACCAACCCGGGCCATGATTCTCACTTTTTTAGTGTTCGCCATATTGTTTAGACGAATGCTTCCTGAGCGAATCCGCGCTCGGTCGCCGAGTTCGGAGCCTCTTCTGCGTCATAGAGATCGACCCAAGCGACAGCATAGGTGCCGGATGAACCATCGCCGCCCGTGAGCGAGAGGTCCATGTAGCGTTTCTTGCCGCGAAGATCGACGTGAATGGCGTAGAGCTTGTTGTCGTCAGTCGCCGAGGGCAGCGTCAGCGGTGAAACACTGAAGTCTGCTCCGCTGATGTCGGCGGCACCGGACATGCCCGAATCATTGGAGTGAGTCAGTTTCATCGCGGTTACGGCGATATCGAGAGCACCAAGCCCGACGACAAAACGAGCCTTGCGAAAGCCGATAGTGTCAATGATGTCGGTCGTGAACGCCGCAGCATCGACGATCGCACCGGGCTTGGTCACATAGACCGTTTTTACTTTTTGAAGATCGTTCATTTCTTTTTCCTCAAGAACTGTTTCTAAAGGGCAGGACTCTCACCTGCCCGGATATTTATCAGCCTCTTATGAAGCCGCGGTGAGCAACCCAACGATCGGGCCAGGCGTGCGGCTGGTAGCCGTCGCATGGGCATTGCCGACGTCATGGACGTTTATGTCGAAACGCGTATCGCCGCGGATCGCCATGATGCCCTTGGCAAAGTCGGTCGAGTCCGAATCGGTCATCGCGATCGAGGTTCCCTTGCGGTCGCCGAGCATAGCAGCCTGAGCGAGATTGCCGTAAAGCAGGCAGATGACATCGTTGGCTTCGGTGTGCGGCATTGCCTCGGTGATCTCGACCGGTACGCCGAAGAACGAAGGACCGAATCCATTCGCGATCTCGGTCGCGGTCACGCCGCCGACAGCCTGAGCGAGACGCATCAAAACGGTCGCGTAGAATTCGTTGGAGCAGTAGAACTTGACTCCACCCGTACGCCGGGCGAACTGCGGCAGCTTGCCGACAAGAGCCTGGATGTCGCCGAGTATGATCTCCGACCAGAGATTACCGGTCGCCACCTGAGCACCGGCGATATTTGCCCGGGTCGCGCTGAGATTGAGGAGCTTGTTGCGAACGCCGACGATACCCTCATAGGTGTCGGTGCCGTCGCCGTTGAACCCGCAATCGTCCTCTTTGGCGGCAAATGCGTAGGCGATCTCGCTGACGAGGTCGTCACCGATATTGATGACAGCGTCTTCGCTGAGTTCGTTCTCGTACTTTGTCAGCACGCTCCACAGTTTGGCGACCAGTGTCACGTTGTCCCAGCTTTTCGTCGATTCCGTCGTAGCGGTGCCGCTGGAACGACCATAAGCGGTAAGACCGCCGGTGCGTCGCGGACGCGATTTGGTGTCGGATGACATAGGCACGACGTTCGCGTTTCGGCGAAAGACACCGTATTCGACACGCAGGTCGATCATTGTTGCGTCGAACTCGTCCGGGACAAGAAATCCGCCGAGACTGTTCTGCCCGCCGCCGTGGGCACGCTCGATCGCAATGCCGTGTTCGCGGCAAAACGCTGCGGCCCTGTCCTGGCGGCCGATGGTCGCGAGCAGGAACTGGCCGGCACGATATGCCTTCTCATGTCCGCCGGTTCCCTTGAATGCCTTGAGCTGGCCGCCGCGATAGACGCTGGTGGCAAGCTGGACATTGCCCTGAGCACGGGCCTGCTCGACCGGATCGGCGGGCGGCGGCATGATGGTCGGCGGCTGAGCGGCCTTAATGGCGGCACGCACGTCGTCGAGCGTCACATCAGAGCTGGCGGCCAGCATTGTGCGGGCAAGATCGCCCTGGCCGAACACCTCGGCAAACTCAACGATGCTCCGAGTACGCTGAGCGGCCTCGGCCTCAGCGTTACGCTGCGGAGGTGTAGCTGCAACCGGAGTGACCGGCGTTGATTCGATAGGATTTTCCATTGTTTTCTCCAGTTGGTTTGAATTTGCCCGTGTTTGGGCTTCGGAACTTTTGTTTTCGGCCAGTGAGCGGCCGACGCCGACGCTGATATCGGCCGGCACGGCGACGATCGAGACCTCAAACGGTTCCCAATCATCGCAGCGATAGGTGATGACGCCGTCCTTGTCGCTATCCACGTGCAGCTCGTACATCATGAATCCGACGCTGACAAAGCGTTTGATACCGTCGAGGACGTCCTGATAGACCTCTTCGCCGTCTTCGCCCTTGCTGAATCGGGCGTCGCCGCGGATGATGCCGTCGGCGTCAAAGCTGAAATTTTCGACAATGCCGATCTGTTCGCAGTGATCGTGATCTTTTAGAAGTGCGAGGCCCTGCTTCATGCGGTCCTGGCGCACATTCTTGGGCTTGGTCGTCAGAATGACCGGGCCGATCCAGTGATCGACGGGTGCATCGGACGCAAATGCCAGCCGCACGGTCCGCGAATCGGCAACGCCGTCCTCGCCGGCCGCACGCTCGAACGAGAGCGGCAGCGAGCAGAATTGACGCTCGCCGAAATGCTTTCGGATCTCTTCGATCTGGTGATCTGCCATAGGTACCGCCGGGCACTAAACTGCCCGACGGTCACAGTATGCAAAAGATCGCGGAGGGTTATTTTTTTGGGTGATTTTACCTCTAGTTGACCAGCGTATCGGGGTCATGGCCGTTGAGATACCGCTTTGGCGGCGGCTCGTCGGCCGTATCGTCCGGCGGCGGTTCGGGCTGAGGTGCGGCCGCCTTGGGCTGGATCGTGAGGTCGATGCCGTATGATTTGGCGAGTTTGATCTCAGACTGGCGGCGTTCGAGGTAATCGACCAGGTCGATGCCGCGTTCGCCGAGTACGTCGGTCCATGTCGTCAGATTGTTCTCGAGCGCCGTGACATCGGCCCCGATATCCTTGACCGGGTCGATGTACTTCCAGCCGCGGCCCCGCCATACCGGATTTTGGATCTCGGCGAACTGTGCGGCCGTGATATCGAGACTGCCGCCTAGAAAGGCGGCCTTTGCCCAGCCGTGAAAGACCTCGCGGCAGAGAGCCGTCGCGACAAAATCCTGCAGACCTCGCCAGATCTCGCGTGAATTGTCGAGGCCGACGCGGGCCGAGCTGTAATTGACGGCTTCCATATCGCCCGATAGCTCGAAATACGGCAGATCGACGCCCGTCGAGAGTTCCATCAACACGGTCTTGGCAAAGGCCGCATGGTTTTGCGTCGGGTGTTTCGGATCGAACTGTTTGATGTCCCAGCCTTCGGGCAAGGCGTTCATCGAGAGCGGCGATACGTCGATCGACGGCACGATCGGGTTTCCGGCCTCGTCCTCGGCGCCGGTGAACTGCTCGCCGTCGGGCGTCTGCTGCGTCAAAAAGCCGATCTGATGAGCACCGAGCCGGGCGGCGTTGATGACGCCGTCGCAATACGATTGCAGGTTGCGGGCCGTCAGCAGACTCGCCGAAAACCACGTCACGCCGCGGACCTGCGTCTCGTCGTCATAGGACAGAAAGCCGTGGATCATCTGATCGGCCGGGATACGGGTGCGGGTGCGTTCGCTCCGCTTGGCAAACATCATGTCGCTCGCCGGCGTTGTCAGCCAGTACGCGACCGGGCGGTCCATGTCGTCGATCTCGACCGACATCCGCACGCGGTTGCCGCCCGGCAAAGTGTCGTTATACGTTTCGTCGAGCCAGTTGACGTCCCAAAACTTGAGCGCAAAACCGAACGGATTCACGCGCGTCGAGGGATATACCTTCTGGATCAGAAACTCACCGTCGCAGGCCAGCCGCGTGACGGCCAGACGCTGAACGCCGAGCCAGTCGAGCCGCCCTGACGCGGTGCACGTTTCGCGATGCGTCCACTGCCACCATGCCTCTTCGACCTGTTTGTTGAGTTCGACGTCGAGTTCGCCGGTCAGCAGGCGGGCACGCGACTGGAGCTGCATGCCCTTGGCACCGACGATATTCTCGCGGACGAGGCTCAGAAACTTCTTGAAATACGGATTATCGTGCGACGCCTGGCGGGCACGGGCACGCAGAGCGGGCAGATCCTCACGCAGTTCGCGGTTGATCGACGTCGGCGTCGTGCCCCAATCGGCATTTGCCCGGGTCAGCCGTCCGGCGGCAAACCGCCGCGTCGACCGCTCCGGCTTGCCGAAGAGATACTCATAGACACGCATCGCGAGTTTTGGCTTCTTAACTTGCTTCGTCATATAAATTTACCTTGACCTGAGTTCCAAACCGGCCGCCCTGCCGCAGCCGCTCGCGGGCCGCTTCGCCGGCGACGATCTTTGCAAACTGTTTCTGGGCCGCGAGCAGATCGGCCATCGGCATACGCTTGATCTTGCGGGTGCCGGTCGGCGTCGATATCTCGTACTCGAGCACATTCTCGTCAGCCTGTCCGCTGATCGCGGCGTTGATATTGTCGAGAGCGATCTTAGCGGCCGACCGCGTATCGACGGCTGTCGTGGTGCCGGTCGTATATCCGCGAAGTACGTCCGTCATGCCGCTTGCGACGATGAACGTGTTGGCCGTATTGCCGATCTCGGTCAGCCACGCCTGCCAGCCGTACTTAGTGACCGATGCCGCGGCGGACTGGACGGCGGTGATCGCCGCGTCAAAGTCGCTGCCATTGGCCGTGCCGGCGACATTAAAGCCCGCACCGGTGCCGAGCATGCCGCGAAAGCGGTACTCGAGCGTGTAGTCGGCCGCCGAATATCCGTCAAAGCTGCGGGTCCATTCGACGCGTTCACCCTGGGTGATGGCTGTCGGTTCGATATATCTGGTTACACTCATGGTCTGTATCCCTCAAACGGGTTATTTTTGGTCAAACTGCCGCCGCGTTTGATCGGGACGACGTTGTTACGTGCCGCAGCCGACGGCCGCGGCGGCTGCGGGTCATCAGTTGTCGGCGTCGGCGATGTATCGGCCACTTCCGCATGATTCAGAACACGGCGGGCGATGGCGTCATAATTCGGGTTGAGGATCATCCGGGCGATGGTCGCATAGCACCGGATGTCGAGGGCCTCGTTCCGCACATTGGCGCCGACCTTTTCATAGGTCCGATAAGTGCGGCCGCCGCGGGTGTGCGTGACCATCCGCTCACTGCAGAGCTGTTTCCAGTGTTCGTCGTCAAAGTGCGGCAGATCGGGAAAGTGGCAATATCCCGGGCCGGGCTCGGGCGTGCGGAGCGAGGCATAGACCTCGTCCTTGGTCGCGTTGGTGCCGATCGTGAAAAGCCGCACTTTCGGATTGCGGCCGACAAGCGACGGCTTTGACAGCATCGGCTTGAACGGGTCGGACATACCCTTGACGGCGAACCATCGCTTTCGCTCGTGCCGTTTGGTGAACTGATAGACCCGCTGCGTGTTATAGCCCGAGTCGATCGCGGCACACTGAACGCGAAAGACCTTGCCGCCAACGCCGATGAACGACCCGGCAAGATAATCCTCGAGATCCTGCCAGACGGTCAAGTCGTCGCTCTCGTCACGGTCGCCCTCGGGCAGCTCGACGCCGGTGTCGCCCTCAAAGACGCGATAGTCGATCGACCATGATTCGTTGCCCTTGCCCCAGCCGACGATCTCGCACTCGAGGCGGTTCTTTTGCACGTCGACACCGGCGGTCAGCACGAGCACGCCCGGCGGCACCTGAGCGGCATACTGCTCGACGTTCATCGCCAGCAGTTCGTATTTGACCTGCTCGACGGGTTTCCAAACCTCGCCGAGGACGGTGTTTGTGAAAACCTCGATCTTGCCGATATTGCCCTGCGATTCGACAAAGTCGGTGACCATCGTCCCCCAGCTTACGAACGGCGAATAGAGCTGATTGATCTTGAACGAGACGATGCCGTTGAACTCGCGGGCCGCCTGCCAATAGCCCTTGGCCAGCATATCCTCGCGGTCAAACTCTTCGATCACGGCGGCGCAATGTTCGCACAGATAATAGGGCAGTTCGGGCGTCTCGGGGTCCCATTTGAGGCCGTAATTGCACTCCTTGCCGCCGAATTTGAGCGTCTGGAATTCGTCGCAATGCGGGCACGGCACATAAAACTCGCGCTGATCGCCGCGTTCATAGTCGTGCGTGATGTCATTGCACGTTTCACCCGGAGCACAGGCACATCGCCGCGGCGTCGAAATAAAGACCGTGAGCTGCTCGCCGTCGTACGTTTTCTGACGAGCCTGGCCGAGTTTGACCGGATCGCCCTCTTTGGTCGGCTTGTAGGCGGCCTTTTCGTCGAGGAACAGATCCTGGATCGGACGCGATGACAGTTCGCCCGGCGATGTCGCCCAGAGAATGTTGAGCAGGGCACCGCCCTTGAACATCTTGAACTTCTGCGTGTTGAACTCAGGCTCTCGCCGAAGCAGCGACGACAGCGACGGTGTCGCCGCGACCATCGTGTCGAACGACTCTTGCGTCCAGGCGGTCGCCTTGTCCTCTTTTTCGGCGACGTAGGCCATCGGCCGAGGGCTGAGCTGAATGCGCTTGCCGATAATGTTGTTCAATACCTCGGAGCCGCCGAGCTGCGACGATTTTTGAAACACGATCTCACGCACGGCCGGATCGTCAGCCGCGGCCATGATCTCGGTCAAAAAAGGCACGGTCGAGTTGAGCCAGCGGCCGGTGCGGTTGCCGCGAGCGACGACGCGATACTTTTCCGCCCATTCGGGCGTACCCATTTCGTCCGGGATCGCCATTTCGACGCCCGACTGAAATGCTGCCACCGCTGCTGCTGAGTATCTAGCCATCGATATATCGCTCGAAATTGGTCCGCACCAACTTAAACACGCGGTCGGCGTCCGTCTTTAATATCTTGCGGACGGCCGCGACCGTCTTTGCCTTAACGAGTTGGCCGGCGATGCGTTTTTGCATTCGCACCGCAAACTCGTCATAAAGTGCCTTGGTCAGCCGCTGCGACAGATCGACGACCTCGGCCATCGGGACCAGCTCGCCGCGTTCCTTGGCGAGTTTGAGTTCCTTGATCTGTGCCGCCGCCCGCGTGTCGCGGATCTTGGCCGCCGAGAGGCTGTCCTTGGCCGCCTTGATCGAGAACAGCATCTCGTCGTCAAACCAATAAAGCTGCATTTTCGCGGTGCTCGAATCGTCCGGTTCAAAGCCGAGATCGTCCAGCCTTGCCGCACAGGTCTGCCGATTGATGCCGCACCGCCGGGCGATCTCAACGATCGGGATCAATTCGCGGGTCTCTTTCGGTTCGGTTTTTTGCGCTCTTGCGGCCATTTATTTCATCGTCGCGAACGCACGGGCGATGCCCTCGCGGATATTCTTGTTCAACTGATCTTTGACGACCTTGCCGATCGGCTCGTAAAACGTCGATTGTTTGCGGATCTTGACCGACTTTTCGAGGCCGTACAAAGCGACCAGGCCTTTACGCTTACCGCGCGTCAACCGCTGGAACAGTACCGGGCCGCGTTTGGTGTCGAGCACGAACGTATTCTTGCCCCGCAAAGCTCCGGGCCGCTGTCCCCGCGGAATGATCATCCGCTTGTTGCGGCGGACCTGATCGGTCGGCACGGCGACACGGCCGGATCGGGCCTGCTTATCCTTACCGGTCTCGTGCGGATCGAGCCAGTCGGCGAGCGTACCGACCTCGGCTTGCATTTTGGGGGGCGTTGCCGGGCGGACCTTGATGCCGAACCGGTTGCCCTGCTCGAACCACCGGCCGCGAACCGTGAACGTCGATTTGATCGCATCGACCGACGCCGACTGAGCGGCCTTTGCCGTTCTGGTCAGCCCCAGAGCCGTGCCGAATTGGATCTGTTTGTAAAGCTCGGCGGCCGACGGCGGGGCTTGGATAAGTTTGGCTTTTAGGTTTAACATTCAGCAGCTCTTCATCAAATTGACTTCGCTTAATGCCATCAGATGATCGTATTTGTACCTAGCGTCGCTCCGGGGCAATCGGTGGCTAATACGACCGTATGACCACCCGTTAGCCCGTTGTCGAACATATTGCCGTCGA